AGTTACTGTGGTACCTGATGCTTTGATTACTTTGAAACGCACTTGTAGTTCTTGAGGAGCTTGATTTCCAAATATTACTTTATATTTCACTGGATGCCATATTATTTGGTCGGTCATGGTTTTAAATGCTTCCAAGCCTGAAAAAACACTGCGCAGTTGTTCACTAGTAGGCGCTTGTGGTTCAGCACTGGCTGGAGCATTTGTTGCTATCCAGTTTCTCAAATCTGTATCGTATGTGCTTGTAAGCACATATATGTCAACAATATTCATTATAGCTGGATCAATACGTTGCTCGTTGGGAGCATAATGATCATAAATCCATTTTAAACCACGTCGGCCTATTTTCATTTTCCAGCTATTGGTCACAAGCAGCAACTCGCCGCTAGGCCCCCGGCGTATCCACTGATAAAATTGTCCAGTTGTCATCACATATGCAACTTCACCTTGACTCCAAAGGGGATCACTTGCAGGTGGCAGTTGATTGGCATATGTATAAATGCGGCTTGTGGGAATAACACGTGGCTGCCAATATTCGTAACCATCACTTGTGGGTACTAAAGTCCAAAATATCATACGCTGTGCGATGTTTTCTGGGTCTACAATTATATCATATTGGTTGGGATTTAGTGGCAAGCCCAGGGGATTGTTTTCACCACTTACATAGACCTTGGTGTTATCCACATAACCATCAGGATAAATGTCTTGCCCTAGTATGCGCCAAATGTAGTTGGCGCCCAAAGCTGGGGCAGGAGTTGTAGTTGTGGGATCTTGTGGTGCAGTGTTGATGTCTAATACTGTTATACTGTCTTGTTTGACATCACCAGTGTTTATGTCAATTGTTTTGTATTGAGTGTTGTATAAAAATCTAACATCTCGCACACTTTCAAAAACATATCGCTGTGCGCGAGCTGTGAATGTCCATGTGCTGCCAGTAAACGCAGCTAACAGCAACCAACTGCTGTCACGATTTGTGTTGGTAGTGTCACCGCTGTTAGTTAAACTCCACGCACCGGGATTGATATTGCCGCTGGTAATAACTTTCCATTGCGCATTTAGATAATCATATCGAATCCCAAATTTGTTTTTTCTATCCAAAGCAGTTTGAATATCTGAGGTTTCTTGGGCATTGAACAAGGGATTCCAACTGGCAATTATTTCCGTGGGCTGGTACCCAATAGTGTTGGCTATAAGAGGTGGAGTAATACTTATGGCTCCTTGGCCAGTGCTTAACAAGCCATTGTTGGTTCCTACACCTTGTTGGTTGACAGCAGTGACTTCACACCATGTGTTGGCATAAAATAAAGCGCCGGGAGCAACTACGTGAAACACACTGCTTACCGAAACGTTGCTACCTACAGTTTGGGCAATATTTCCTTGATACAATGCACCAGTGCTAATTTGACTGCTGCTTGTTGCAGTTTGCCAAACAGTTGTGCCTTGACTTTGCAAGTTAGCTCGCGGATAGTAATAGTAATAAAAGTCTTTGACTTCTTGAGCTATACGTTGCTGACCTTGACTGCCAGTCAGCATGGGTTGAATGTAATTGGTAATAAGGGCCAAGCTGTTTTGAGTGTTAGCAACACTGACTTCCACTTTGTTGGTGCCGGGCTCGTCATACAAGATGCCATCGGTGCTGACAAGTTTTATGTTTTGATAAGTGCCGGTGGGATCGTTTATGTTAAGAAAGCGGCTTTGTCCACTGTATGTGCGGTTTACAGCTTTGACTTTCAGTGCTTGTGTGTTAGTCAAGGGGAATACATTATAGTCTTCGCCGGTGACCATGCGGTCTTGAGTATAGTAGTTTTGGCTAGCTGCAAGTTGTATTTGTTGATTGCTGGCACGCAATTGACTATTTGCCACTGTCGTTTGCAAACTTGCAGATAATACCAAGTTAAATGTATTGTTAAGATTGTCATTGTAATTAAATGCAAAAGGAATATTTTGCATGTCTACAGGACGTATTTGATAAGCCAAGCCATTGCTTTGGCGATATGTCACACGTATGAAGCCCGTGGGTACATTACCAAAGTTTCCATCGGCAAATCTAATACTGACTTGATCTTGTCCTTGATTATCGCGTGTATAGACGCTGTAAATATCTCTCACATTGCGATTCAAGCTATTGTAAATGACATTGAATCCATTCACGCTGCTAACAGTAGTCCAGTCCTTCAGCACGTTGCCTTGACTGTCAACATTTTGCACCCATACATCAATGTTGTTAATGCCGTTGACGTTTACATCTAGCACACGATTGGCAACAGGATAGTCCAACTGATAATCTGTATATCCCTGTTGTCCTTGTTTGAACATGAGGAAAAATCCAGTATTGGCACTGGTATTACCCAGTCCATCGCTGCGATAAATCAAGTACCAACTGTTTGTGGGATTGGGGGCACGTTCAGAAAATACCCCACTTGTGGCAGTCGCAATGCTGGTGGAATCTGCAACGGAAAAATCAGGATTTACCAACTCAAAGTCCATGTTGTTTCCTGCTACACTGCTGCTATAAGGAAACACTGTGCTACCATTGTTGGTGGTATTCATTTCATAAAGTTCTGTGGGAATATTATTAACTATTCCACTTTTCACAGGATTACCAAAATAGTTGTTGCTGTTCAAGCTGCTGTTTATCACTAGGATGAACTGTTCCAGCCAATCGGGATTGTTTTGATCATTCCAAGTTATGGGAACATTCTTGAGATTTTGTCCTGTTGCATCATACAAATCTTGGTTGCTAATAGCCGTGGTTATTTTCAACAAACCTTGGCTGGGCATGGCTCTTGGAGCATTATAGCTCAACATCCTGGCAAGACGTATTATACTTTCACGCCGTGTAGCAGTTTCAATAAAGTTTTCGCGTGTGTTTAAATCTACACGAAACGCAAGACTTTGACCCAAATAAGCCAACAAATCAATAATAGCAACAAACTCGCTGCTTTCAATCCAGTCGTTGAAATCTTCAGGATAAGTCAGCCTTATGTAGTCTACCATTGCAGCACGTATGGTATCAAAATCGTATGCTGTGAAGTTTACTTCTGTAAAGGCTTGATATATAACTCGCCAATCTTGAGCGTAGAAAAGTTGGCTTTGACGTTGTTGTTGAGTAACTGCCATGAGGATCTCTATTAATAACTTTCTGCTGTACGACGATCAAAGTCTAAACTAAATGTTCCTATTGCATTAAATGGAACATAAAACAAATCCATTTGTAACCTTATACCTTGATCAAACGCATTTACTGCAATACTGTTAGCTTGCACACGGGGATCACCGTTGATTACTTTTTGTACTTCATCTATTATGTTTTGACGGGTAACATCGTCAAAAGGATCATATAACATGTTCCAAATAGCGCATCCATATTCTGGCATCATAACTCGTTCACCTGGACGGGTGTAGAACGCATTAAGTAAATCACGTTTTACCAACTCAATGTCAGCAAACTGTTGATTTTTGACGTTGGTTTCCACTGTGCTGTAGCCATAAAACAGTCTTTGCAATGTTAATGTCCTATTGTGCTGGATGTTGTTTTTGATATTTATAACAGTTTCAGCCGGAGATTCAAGCAAAAGAAAAGTGCAGTTGGTTTCCCAACTGCACTTGCTGTTTGATACTTAGTTGCCTGTTGCTACGTGCTTTTAATCACACATCAAAAGATCCCTTCGCTGTTCAGCAGTGGTCCAATTTTGAACAAAAAAAGTTTGCTTGTGTCCGCGAGCCCCCAGCCGTAGAGCTAGCAGGTCAGCCTCGTGCTGGCTAAGCTTGTCTGCTACTGCATACCTACAACCGTTGTCGTCCTGGCGGACCACCATGAAATGTTGAGTTTCCATGATCAGTTCACATAGAGCACTTCTGTGCCCTCTTCGTCTTCGTCATGTTCCATCATCATCCACATTTGATAGAGATCAGTAAACTCAGGCCAAATTGCTGTGCATTGGGGACAAATCTTGTCAGCCCAGGAATTACTTACTACGGCCTCACAGCCCCGGACAGGTACAAGGCACTTGCCACACCACCGTCGGAGATCATCAAAAACAGCGCCATGGGGCGTGGGCATGTCGAGAAAAGCTTCTTTGAGAAGCTCACGGTCAAAACCTTCAGGAAGCGAGTGCATCTTGGAACTCCTTGAGAATAGCGGGATCTGCAATGGCAATAGTAATCATGCCATCGTCAACAACAATGTTCTGTCCGCCGTTAAGCGCCAGCATCATGCGGCTGTCGCTGGTTTTAGTTTGAATTTTGCGGACATATTCGTTAAAACGTTCTTCCACGGAAAAGCGAAACCGCTCCGCTACATCCATGATCAGCCAGATGCTGGTGGTATTGACTGGTACGGTCCACACTTTGTTTTGCGGTTCCCAGCTGGCATAAAAACGCTTGTCGCCGTGCGAGCCACGAATGGTTTTCATAGCTGCAACCAGCTCGGGGTCATAGAGAAACTTGAAAACTGCCAGGGTGTCCTTGCTGACAAGCTCGCGGTCCGCAGGCTTGTTGTTGGGGCTAGCCTCGGGAGCAGGAGCAGCAGCAGGATCATAGGGCTGGGCCTTAAACACAGGATTAACCAGGAAAGCCTGCACCACAGCCTCGCCGCCCAACTGCCGTCGGTACTTGTTAACCAGCTTGAGTGCACCCTGCGCTTGCTTGACAGTGTAGGCACGCCCTTGCTGGGCACGCTGAGCCAGGCTGTGCCCAAACTCTGTGTCTGCACCCGAAAAGCCCTGTGCGTCATGCTTGTGCGCACCATCGCACACACCAGCCAAGGACATAATCATGCCCTCAACGGTACGGCCTGCTGTGTGATCCACCATCCAGTGTTTCAAGGCATGCTCCTTGCTTTACCTTGCCATACTAGCACGTATGACCCAGCTGTCAACCTTTTTCCTGATTTAATTTTGATCCCCGCTAGCGTGCCCACGTAGCATATTTAACCATGAACCGCACGACAGAGCGCGGAAATCGCTAAGCTATTGTTTTTACAACCGTAAGTTTGCTCTGTAAGCTGTTGTTTTTGCTGACCTAAGCTGGCTTTCATCATGAGGCTGCCACCATGCAGGCATTTTGTTGGTTGACGTTTTAGGCAACCGTGCTATATATGACTACAGTGCATCACGGGGCTTGAAATGCTTCACGTTTCCGCTACAGTGCCCAACGCTCGCAAGGTGTATCAGTTGTGCGTCAAGCACCGCTTGCCCGTGCCGAATGCGTTGGTTACAGTGCTTAACAGCAACACGCAGGCTTGCGATATCCCGGGCTTTAACTTTCAGCTCAAGGAATATCAAGCGCAGGGTGTGGCTTATCTCGAGCGCTGGGACGGCAACGTGCTGCTGGCCGATGAGCCCGGGCTGGGCAAGACCGCACAGGTCATGGCGTATGCTTGGCAAAACCGCCGCTTTCCCATGCTGGTGGTGCTGCCCAAGACCCTTCTCTTGAACTGGCGGAGGGAAATCACGCTCATGCTGGGCAGCCAGCTCAGCGTGCTGATTGTGGGCTTTGTGCCCAGCAAAAAGCGTCAGGCGCAGCTTAAGGCGCAATGGCCGCATGTGAGTTTCAGCCGTGTGCCTGAGCCGGGTTATGATGTGACCCTTGTCAACTACGACATTGTCGAGCGCAACTTGGCTGCACTGGAAGCGCAAAACTACGATTATGTTGTGGCTGATGAAAGCCACAAGATCAAAAATCCCAAGGCGCAGCGTACGCAGGCTTTTTTGCGGCTGGTTACAGGACGTGAGGAAATTCCCCGGCAGCGCGGCAAGTGGCAGCAGGTACATGATGCTGTGCCGCATGTGACGTTCTGCACTGGCACGCCTATGCTGAATCGGCCTGTTGAGCTGTGGACAACTGTAAACACGCTGGCTGGCTGGGTGCCGCAGTTTGAAAACTTCTTTAACTTTGCGTCTAAGTTCTGCAATGCCCATAAGACCCGTTGGGGCTGGGATTTTTCTGGCAGCAGCAACGAAGCCGAGATCAACACGCTGTTGGCTGAAACTTGCATGCTGCGTCGTCTCAAGCAAGACGTGCTCCGGGATCTGCCGCCCAAGACTTTTGTTACGGTTCCCCTGGAGTTTGATCGCGCTGAGTATGATGCTGTAGCAGCCGCTTTTGAGGGCTCGGGCGCTTGGAAGCAGGGCATGGAAACCTTGGTGCGGCATGGCGGTAATGCTGCCAAGAGCGACGAAGCCATCGTGGCGCTGGGCAAGTGCCGTGAGATTGCTGCATATGCCAAGCTGGACAATGCCGTGGAATGGATCATGGACTTTGTCGAGCAGGGTGAAAAGCTTGTGGTGTTTGCACATCACCAGCGCATGGTTGATCAAGTTGCTGAACGTCTCACGGCGGCTAATATCGGCGTGCGAGTGATTCGCGGCGGTGTTAGCTTGGAGCAGCGTGCCCAGGCAGCGCAGGACTTCCAAACTCACAATGATGTGCAGGTGATTGTCTTGAACATTGCCAGTGCAGGATTTGGCATAACGCTCACTGCTGCTCGGGCGTGTGCGTTTCTCCAGCTGCCTTGGACCCCGGGTGATCTCATCCAAGCTGCGGATCGTGTTCACCGCATCGGGCAGTTGGACAACGTCACTGTTTACAATCTTGTTGCCGAGGGCACTGTGGAAGAGGACATGGGCGAACTGATCATGACCAAGGCGGCAGTGAGCAATGCAGTTGTTGATGGCGGCGCCAACCGCGAGTTGGCTGATTTGAATCTAGGCCAGTAAAGGAGGAAAAATGGTTGCTTTATTTCTGCTGCTGTTTGTTTGGATTCCTTTAGCTATCAGCGTCACCCGAGTTTTGGGCTTACCCATGCTGGTAGTTGCTATGCTTTGGTTGGGTTTTGTGATCTTATTTGCCCCAATCAACTACTTTTTTGGACCTTTTATCATTATAGGACCGTAATGTTATGAAAAACTTGTTTGTCCTTGTTGGCGTTGTTATTGCTGGCTGCATTTTTGCTGCGGAGCCCAGTTGGGCTGATATTGCAAAACAAGCTGCTACCCGTTATGGAGGTAGTGGAAAAGAATGGAGTTATTACGAAGCACCTTGGGCATTTTTCCTTGCAACAGGTATTGGCTTGTGGTTTACATACAACCTCATGATGGTTTTTCGCCCATTTGCTTACATTGCAGGTGCAATTTCAGTCTTTATGTTTGCACATGGTATTGCGATTATAGGTAATTTTTATGGCAGTAATCCTCGAGGTGATGTAAGTATTTTTACATATCAAAACCCTTATTTTATCAGCAAATATGAACATGATCGACTGTGGCGTCTAGCTTGGAAGTTCCAAGAGGAATGTCGCGGTAACAACGGTTGCACTACCAGTGTGTGGCGTGCTTTCCAAGACTGCAAATCGTTCAACAACTGCCGTGGTGTAATGGTCGAGGTCTATAGCGAACGGCGGCGCGAACTAGCTGAGAACCCGCATGCGTTTAGTAGTTTTAAACCTTGCGAAGATCGCAGCATCAACAGCTGGGCCAAGTGTTGGTAAATCACAGCCGGTGACTGTTTAGGCACCAGTCACCGGCTTGCCGCGGAACCAACTGGCTTCGGCTTCACGCCGTGTAACTAAACCAGGAAGTACTCTGCCTCCTCCTTTGACGTACTGCATTAAGAGGTTGGGCACTTCGCTATAGTTACCTTTGTTTAGCTGTTCTAATACGTCACTTTGTTTAAGTATTCCGCCTCCTAAATTATAAGTAAAACTTGTTAAAGCATCAAATTGACTTTTTGTTATAGGCACTTTCACAAACTTTCTCACAAAAACTTCAGCTTTGGTATCTAAATCCTGTAGTAGCAGTGTGTCCACTTCAGTTTGTGTTAGTGGCCTGCTCAATGGGACATTAACCCCCCCAATAAGCACGCTATTACTAGCTTGTTCTTGTGGGGTCACTAAATGTCCATACCCAACAGTTGGCTTCCCTACCGGATCTTTATAAACACTATATTTTAAACCTTCGTGTCTTTTTATAAACTCGATGAGACTGCTAGAACTACGATAACTTGCGGCTGCACCTAAATCCCCGCTGCCGCCTTCATATTTGTATATGGGGTTGCCTTTTTCGTCATATCCTTGACCACTATAGCGCCCAGCTGGCTGCCCTTCTCTAGGGCTGCCAATAATATCTAGAGGTTTTTCTTGACCAAGAATGATTTGCCCTGTACGCAGTCCCCCGTTACTCGTCTTTTCAATACTGCCATTTAGGCCAAAAACTCGGGCGCTGTGCCCTGTGTAGGGTTCATGGTAAGGCAAACGTGGCATTATGGTGTTGATCAAAATATATCTAAACTGCCCGTCAGTTATGATTTGCATGTCTTTTTGATTTAAATCAATAGGTGTGCTAGCAACTGCGGCTGTTCCGCCAACACCAGGAGCAGGACCATTTATGTCTACTCGGGGAGCTTGCAAGGTGTAACCTCCAGAACTTAAAATACCAAAATCACCACTGGCAAAATCTCTAATGTAGCCGTTGCTGCGTCTACTGAAATTACCAAAACTAGTTTGCAGCATATCAGTTCCAGCACTGGTGTGAATTTGTTTCAAACTGCTTACATACATGTTTTGCTGTGCATAAACATGAAACTCTTTTACAGCTTCCATTTTTATTACACCTCCTCCTGAAGGAGTGGCACTTGTGGGAGTAGGGGTTAACTCAATGCTTTTATTAACACCACTAACAGCATAACTGATTAGATTTTTTGCAATATCTTCATCCCTACGAAACTCCACAACTAACCCATCAGTAAACACTACTGATGTGTTGCTTATTTGACCAGTGGTGGAACTTTGCCAATTGCCGTAGTAAGTGTATTGTTCTTGTCCAATTATCAAGTTTCCTGCATTGGTTGGATCCAGAAATATAGCAATATCAGGAATAGGTCCAGCTTGCTCGTCACGAGCTTTCATGTAAATGCTGCGACCAGCTTCAATATTCACATCTAAATCTGCACGTAAGTTTAGACTACCTTGACTTCTAATACTGATATCAGCTTGTGCATAGATGTCAATCTCACCACCTGCACTGAGCTCCACCCAGTTTTTGCCATCAACACTGTTCATGTAAACACAACCGGTGCTGTCGTTTACTAAAACTTGTGCGCCTTGCTGTGTTCGCAGTCTAATAAAACTATTGCTGGGATCGTCATCAAACACAACTTGGCTACCGCCAGGTGTTAAAAACCCATATGCACTGTTAATAGGATCAGGTCGTCTGGCGCTGGCACTTGTAATACCACGTACTGGATCATTTAACAAACCTTGTCTTAAAAGTCCATCGCGTAGTGGTTCAAACTCAGGCCTTTGAGAAGTTTCACTGGGATCACCATTATATTGGTTGCGCTTGTTATATTCCACGACAGGGGCACCGGCTGTGCCTCCGTTGCCTGCAATACCTGGAACCATGTTGTTCATGTTTTGTTGATATAAACAGCCCAGCCAAATTCCTTTGCTGCTGTCGCCGTTGATAAAAGCACAAATTACTTCGTTGTCTTTGTCGGGGGGCACAAACCACATGCCATAACTACGTTGACTGGCGGTGTAACTTTGATCATTTGGCTTGTTGTTGTAGACGCTAGTAGCCCCAGCAAACGGGCTGCAATAGCTGACAATAAACCACGAGCTGGGGTCTAGACCGTCTCCTCCAGATATTTCTGGTATCCAAACTCTAAGGCGGCCCATGCGGCTGTCATCATCAGTTTCTCTCACAAACCCCACATACATTTTTGTAAGTAAGGGAGATCGTCCTTCAGGCTCTAAACTATAATCACCGGGTGTGCTTGATGTACGACTTAAAAGTGTCATTCTTGTGCCTCGGGGCGATTGGCGTTTGCAGCGTCTTGCGTCCGTCTGGCTTGTATTTGTTGTTGAGCTAATGGGCTAGGCGGTCTAATCGCAGGTGTAGCAGTTGACGCAGCAGATCTTAACTGTTGGTTTATTTCTGCTTCTTTTATAAATTTATCCATTTCACTATTACCGGTATTACTAAATGTATCTTTGAAGCTTTTCAACACTTGCGTAAACCTACCATTGCTAAATGTATTTTTTACCTCGATTACACTGTAAAAACCATCAACGAACTGATTATTACTTGTAAATTGCATGAATCCTGTTTGTTCATTAGGAGCTTGACCACTGCGAAATGACAAATAATACAAGTTGTCACCACCTAGATATTCTGCATAATCGCTACTCAGCTTTGATAAGTTACTGGGCACCTGACTATTAACATCAATATTGCTATGCCCCAACCAAAAAGGATCACCGCGTATTTCCAACTCAATATTGATCATTTCCTTGTTGACACTGTCTAAGTTACCAACAACTGCACCAAATGCAGTGCGGCTACGGGGATAGTTAATTTTATTTGTAGCGTTTCCTGGAGTTTGTCTACTTGATGCACCTTGGTTGAAATCTGCAACACACGCTTCTTGATCAGGCCGCACAGTGTTAATAAATGGCGGAGCGTCGGGAATATCTTTTACATCTTGATCTTCTACAAATAAATCCCGTTGTCCTTGTTTTACAGCCTGGTTATATCTATTCAGAAAATCAGCTTCTTGTGCCAGTCTTTGTTGTGCTAGAGGATTGTTACTGACTATTCCCGCAGGGCCTTGTTGATAAAAATCCACAAAGTCTCTACGAGCAGCTTCACGCTCTTGACGAGCTTGTTGCAGATTTCCTCGTAAATTAGCAAGACGTTGTTCTGCTTGTGCAGACCTTTGAAAGGCATTGTCCAACTGGTTAGATATGTCTGCTCTAGCAACTTGATCTTGAACTGTCCTAGCTTGTGGAGTACGTTGTGAAATTTCAAGTGTTTTATCTGCTACTTTTTTAGCTTCAACGAGATCTTTTTCCGCTGCTACTACTTCATTTGACAATCTGTCATATTTTACTTTAGCGTTGCGATATCGACCTTGTCGGGCTTGCCATGCACTGTTATCTTCACCGCTTACTGGCCCTTGCGTATGATTGCTTACAAAGTTAGCGCCACTGAATGGAACAGTGGCAATCACAAAAAAATTATTCACTTTGAACTCAAACTTTATTATATCCAAGTTTTGTCCAGTATAGATCCATTCATATTTCTTCCGTATTCTGTTAGCAGAAAATAGAAAACGCAACTTGTCCTGTTGTACATTCTTTTTCTCGGTATTTCGTATAGTGGGTATGTCTTCTCCGCGAACTCTCACTTCATAATAAGGAACAATTGTATAAGTAATACGCTTGACATAATCTTTTGCTAAAGTGTCATAACCAACATGCTCTACCCGAGCATGTATTTTTATGTTTCTCACAAGTCCATGGCTCAAGGTACCTATGCTGTTGTTTTGACCTTCACCACCTTGGCTCCAGCGCAAAAACTCATCAGTCAAACTTAATATTCTGTTAACCATATTGCTGAAATCTACCCCAGGATTAGCATTTACTGTTATTGTGTTGCCTTCAGCTTTAATATTCATGTTCCTGCTGCGGGCATCATCACTTAATCTGTTCTTGTTAATACTCCATTGAGTCATTTCATTGGGAAACTTAATACGATATTCTTCCAAAGGGGCTGTTCCATATGCCAAGTCAATAGCATTGTTGTTTAGTGCTGATTCAAACTTTTGTAACATTTCACCTACAGTAGTTGCACTAACATTGATGTTTTTTTCTGACAAACTAAGTTGGTTAGTAAAGGCAGCCATACCATCAAACAATCCTTTTATGTCATAGTTGCCCCCACCTTCATTACCGTTGAAATCTATATTGGTAATGCTTACACGGAATACTTGATGAAACAAAGCTTGGCTAACTGGTTGCCCTTGTTCGTTATATCCAGTGAACCATAACTGTATGAAATACTTACCACGTTGCCAGTTCAATACTCCTATTTCTCTACTAGCTGTAGATAATCTATCCGGCAAACTAAACCCATAAGGTTCTGTAATCTTCATGTTCCAACTGACACTTGGCATGTTGCGAGTTTCTTTTGTAGTACCAGTTAGATTTCTATAAGTGAACTCGCTGATGTTGAATCCTACTGTAACGCCACTTTCGGCGATAACAACTTTAGGAATATTGTCTATATCATCTTTGTTAGTGGTTTCTGCTAGTTTTTCTGCTTGACTGTCGCTAGTCATCCAAAACTTGATATGGTAGGTATAGTTTGCATATTGATCAAGCGCATTAGTAACAACTTTGCTTTTTATAAGAGCTTGAAAATCAAAAGCCTCGCTGCCTGTGCCTGCTGCTCTTAATGGCCCTTGGGCAAACTCATCAGCACTGTTTATTAATGACTGTTGCTCAAACTGCCTGCCTGATCCCATGTCTATACCAGCTGCCCGTATAGCTTGCATGCCAGCTGAATCTGCACCTTGTGCGATTGCCAGTTGCTCGGCTTGTTGTCGAGCTAAAACTTGAGCTTGCAGCTCACTAACATTTTGTTCACGGCGAAAATCTGCCATGTCAGACCGAGTCATATCTCTTGTATCTGCTCGTGATTGATCTCTGCGAAACTCTGCTTGATCTGCTCTAATAGGATCCTCGACAGCTCTTAGTTGATTGGGTGTTTGCCCAGGACCTTGTTGGGCTTGGCGTCGCTGTTCCAGTACAGAATTAATACGAGTCTCTGACATTACAATAATCCTGAAATACTAGTATTACTGGGCACCAAAATTTCTATGCCCGGCACCATGTCATAAATGGGATCTTGTAACACATCGCTGTTATATACAGCAAAAACCCACCACAACTTGGGTGTGCCATAAGCATCAAAACTCAACAAGTCAGGTCTATGCCGATACTTTGAAGGTAAAACTATAGTTGTATCATCACTGCTAAATCCCAGCAGTGGTGGCTGCCAATAATCCAAATACATAACATATTGGTTTTGTTGTGGAGTATTGTTATAGGGACTTTGTTTTTTGTAGCTACTTCGTTGTATCATATCCAACCTGCTTGTGATGTGTCTGAGATATAACCACCCCGTCTAAACGTATCAATATTCCATTCACGTAAAGCTCGGGGTGTATGCTGCACCGTTAAACTTACTGAAATATCAAAAATTGCTGGCACTCGTGTTGTTAAAGGATTTGCTTGATTGCCAGTTTGTGCTGAAGCATTTGGTACAGTAACATAATCAGGCTCATTGGGCAGTGTTACACTGAAGTTAGTAACTACTACTGGCAAACTTTTAAACATACCACCGCCATGTGCATCAAAAAACAACACAGGTGGTGGGGTTCCTGGTTGTGGATTCACACTAGCGCCAAAACTCATTTTGGTTACTAATCGTAAAAAATGAATGCAAGCTAGATTATAGCTGGCTTCTCGTTGAGTCTGACTGCTGAAGCTTCCTGCAACAGTGAGTTTAGTAGCCGGAGTACGAGTATAAGCCAGCATTTCTTGATTGGTATGCACAGACCCCATGCTTTCATATGTTACATCTTGTGTGTAAGTGATAGTGGGAGTGTATGGCCAAATCATGCCGCCATACTCTTGCAAGTTGGCCCAAGGATTACCATCATATATTAGTTTATATGCGCGAGAATTAGGTTTAGCTCTTAGACGAGCACGCAAATCAAAATCACTAGGCGCAATAGGGCTGGCTGCGTTGTTCTGTTGGCCATTGCTTTCGTTATCTGTATTAATAGTAGCTAATGATAGCTGTTGGTTAATTTCAGCTAAGCGGTTGTTATTCCTTGCAATTTGGTCTCGCGTTTGATTTATTAAATCTAGCGCGGCAGTTTGGGCATCAAATATGTTAAGTTGTGTGATATTAGGAGGTGCTGAGGACCCTACATAGTCTACCATAAATATAAACTCCAGGTTTGTTGTATTTATAACAAGAAAACCCGGGATTTTGACACTGACAAATACCGGGTTTATAATCTTGATGATTTTGGAGACAAATATTGACTATAACCGTTGCAATTAAAATCAAATACTTAACAAATCGTGAACTACTAGAACAAATCCACGCTAGCAAAAATACCTATTGCAGCTACTTGGAAAATATTTACAGCAGTTTTGATATAATAACTCAAGATTTAAACTTGATAAATCTTGAAACTCTTGAGCAAGCTAAAATACGCAAAGCTGAACTGCAATCACAACGTTTACGTAAAGAAGCGCAAGCTCGTGGTGAAAAAAATCCTGTATATCGAG